AATTTGCAGGGTATCTGTAGACCAGTTTAGAAAGTGGCACAAGGTTTCCCCATTCCTTCAAAATGGGGGTTATATTAAGTACATACCAAACAAAGGAGCATTAATGCAACTAACACCAATCGCATCAAACATGACAGAGGTTGAAACTTCTGAAGCAAGAATTTTATTTTCCTACCGCACACCCGTGGCGGCATACGTATTTGGAGAGGGATTTGTAAAAACAGAAAAGTGGTGGTCAGTAACTACATCACGACACATCAACAAATGGATAGACGGTGGGACAGCAAAAGAAGTGGCACAAACCTACCTAGACAAGTTGGTTTAGGTAGTTATAATATGAATATACCAACAGCAATCTTTCTTTACATCATCGTTATTATTTGTTTCCTATGAATCCACAATCACACAGAACCACAGAAGAGTTAAAAGCAATCGTGAAAGCACTCTCATCACTCAGAGCATTAAACACACCCGAAGAGGATCAGAGATTATTTGACTGCGAAAACGAACTCAGAAAAAGAAAAAAAGAAGATGACTTTATTAATTCACACTTTCAAGTAATTGTCTACAATTAGTGGACAGTTAATAAAGTGGCACACGGGGACTACCACAAGTCCCCATATCCATTATAATAAGAATATAGAGGCAAACTTGATTAAGGTAGTGCTGAAACAGAGCAAAAGTAATCCCTTTTTCTAAATGTAAGTCCTCTAAAACATTACATCAAACAAGGTTTAAAAACTATGTCAACACTACACCACGAAGATATGCTACTTGAAATCTTTGACGAAGTACAGGAGAACTTTCCTTACCTTGACGAAGAGAAGCAAATCGAAATCGCAAACAACAGATTTCAGGACTTATGCCAGTGATGTATGAGTTCGACGGATACGACGAAATCCTAAAATGTTACGAAGGAGTAACCGACCAACACGCAAGCACATCGTTTGAGGTTGGTCTTATGAATGATCTTTATTACCAACTATTCAGAGAGGACTTTTAAATGACTGGAATTGAACTTTTTATTTTAATCGGTGGGTGCTATGCACTTTATACAGTAGGAATGGCAATTGCAACCGAAATGGATTATAGGCGATCCGTAGACAAATATAAGAATCAGTATGACAGTTAACAAAGTGGCACATAGTGGGTTTATTTTACTCTCACTATTGTTTATAATAAGTACATAACAAACAAAGTTTAAAAACTATGTACACTGAAAAAAGAGTAATCAGACCAAATGACGAAGTGGTTCGTTACTATTGTGAGAATGGGTATGGTCTCTCAGTTGCCTGTCATGAACATTCTTATGGAGGTAAAGAGGGACTTTATGAGATTGCACTTTTAAAGGGAGACCAGTTACACTATGACGACCACGAATGGCAGGACGTTAGAGGATGGTTAACCAAATCAGAGGTTTGGAGTTGGTTGAGAATTGTATCAGAATATTAAGTTAATGTAACGGGGACTTTAATCAGTTCCCGTATCCTTTATAATAAACGTATACACCACCAAACAAATGACACCAGAACAAAAGTTTCAAAAACTATTTGAAGAGATGTACACCCTATGTGAAGAGAACAACTGGGGAGATCCGTTCTCATATGCACGTTCAAGAGAAATCCATATGGCAGGGGTATTAGGTCACAAAGTTGCGGAAGACTACTCAGGTGCAGACGCATTTGACGAAATCGGAGAATGTGAATACAAATCAACCATAGGTAAGAATATAAACGCAACCTATAACGGAATATCGGTACAGGATACGTGGGAGGAACAGGAGGAGTATATTTTAAAGGATAAAATCGGAAAATATGAAAATCATTATTATGCACGTTATGACGGTGGTAAAATTGCAGAAGTATGGAAACTAAGTGCAAAAGACGTATTAGCATTACTACTACCTAAGATTAAAAAACAGTATCCAAAAAAACAGAAAGGATTTGGAAAAGACCCACGCATCGGAGTTTCCATACCTATGAGAGACATTATCACACACGGAGAGAGAATCAAGTAAGTGTATGACAGTTTAAGAACTGTCACACGGGGACTTCCATTCGTCCCCGTATCCATTATAATAAATGTATACCACAAAAGGAGTTCTTCATGTACACCACAAAACAATTTGACAAGGATGTTGAGGAGTTAAGAAGGTTAATCAGAATGTGTGATGAATTGATAGAGAGACAGGATAAGCATACAGACACTTTAATTCAACAATTCAATGGAGGTAAGTAAGATGAATAAATTTTACATTGTTGAGAAGATCGGTTTTGACACAAAGTTCAAGAACGATGATGAGATCAAAGACCTTGAGTGGAAGTCTGATAACGGGTTAGGAGTCTGGAGTGCAGAAGGCAAAACCGAAGATGAGAGAGTTTCTAAACTCTTTGATAAGGTGCAGAATTATATGGGGGTTTATTTAACTGAACTTTCATACTGTAACAACCGACCACACCCACTGACAGCGTTTAAGTGACAGTTCACAAAGTGGCACATCACGGGTAGTAACCTCACATACTACCCGTTATAATAAGTACATACACAAAAGGAGTTACTTCATGTTTCAAACAGCAATCAACCTTACAGACACACCAAGAACAGAATATAATGGATGGTCAGACTGGACTACATGGAACTGTGCGTTATGGATAGGAGGGGACGAAGGTTTTTATAATTTAGCAAGATATTACAGAGATTACGGGGAGTTCGTTGATTGTATCAAAGAAATGGGCAACGACAAAACACCCGACGGAGCAAAGTGGGACGAAGCAAACTTTGAAGAAATGCAGGAGATGATGGACGAATTATAAACCGTCACACAAGGGGTCACAACTGACCCCATTAACCATTATAATAAGTACATACCACAGAACAGAATGAACAAAACTCAAACACTCATCAACCGCATCAAAGAAAAAGAGTCCTTTTATGACGTTGCTTTTCTATGCGAAGACTTTGAAACTTTTGAAATTGAAGTTGCAGAGTGGGGAGTAGATCACGCAGGGGGAGTTGACTTCGACGACCCAGAGGTAGACCGTGAGCAGATGGATTCGTTTTTTGCTTCATTCGGTTGCACCCCAGAAAATCCACACCCTTGCAGTAAGTACGCAAACCCTATTTTTGCCTAATATGAAAAACCTCCACATCGAACACCCAGAAGATACGATCCTTACAGGGGATCTATCTGTTCTCAATGCGTTTGAGTCTAACAATCATTACTCAGTTAAGATAGACGGATCGCCCGCAGTTGTATGGGGAACTAACCCAGAGAATGGAAAGTTTTTTGTTGGCACGAAGTCCGTGTTTAATAAGAGAACCCCAAAAATTAATTACAGTAATGAGGACATCGAACGCAATCACGGGAACAACATTGAACTAAGTGGCATTTTGCACAGGTGTTTTAATTGCTTACCCCGTACAGACAGAATATTTCAAGGGGACTTTATTGGGTTCGGTGGTTACAGAGATTACAAACCAAATGCAATTAGTTACACATTTACTGAAGTTCAGAACACGGGAGTAGTCGTTGCACCTCATACAGAGTACACAGGGGAGACAATGAAAACAATGACAGCAGCACCCCTATTGGATAAGTTGGGGGAGGGTTTTGTTCAACCTGATGCGTGGTTATCTGAGTTGGGTGCAGGGCATAACATCTCACAGTTAATACAGTTTGCCCGTCAGATGGCAACCTTAGTTGACTTTGCCACAGAGAAAGAAGCAAAGCAAATTAAAATTGATCTTAATGCGTACATTCGTGACGGAGATGAGGTAGTTGCGGAGGAGTTCGCAAACTATCAGTTGGTGCGGTTGTGGTTACTTGTGAAGAAAATCAAGGAGGAGTTTATGCTGAGAATGAGAGATAATTTTGATGCTGATTGCTTCTTAGGCAATGACTACATCTCAGGGGAGGGGTATGTTATGCACGGATTCAACGGAACATATAAGTTGGTGGACAGGGAGACCTTCAGCAGATACAACTTTAATATCATTCGTTCGTGATTACAGCAGTTGGGGGCGTTGATGCCCCCGTTTATAAAAACGCATAGGGAACCTAACCTACAAAGTGTTACGGAAGCGAGATATAAGTTGCATTTGATATATAAAAATTTTCCCAGGTATAGATACAGTCAGAAATGAAAAATGAAATCCACTACATGAAAAAAAATCCCGCAGAAATTTCTAGCATCATAGAGACTGATCCTGTTACTGGTGAATACTTTACAATCATACCAGAATGGATTATGAATGAAATGAATTGGTACGAAGGAACACCGATAAGTTTTAATTCTGATGGAGATGAAGTAATCATTACAAACTCGGATGAGTAAGAAAGAACTACCCCCACTATATGATAAGGATCGAATGGAATACTTTCGAGAGTTTCATCAAGTGGTGGCACCATTGATTGTGCTGAAGAAGTATGATGAAGAAGAGGATAATGTTACAAACAAATTATAAAGCAAATCTTAAACTTGTAAATAATTAGGATAAGTGATATATTAGAGAAAAGGAAGTTAATATCAAAGTACTATACAGGAGGATTTATGAGTGGAGACTCAGGATTAAATGAAACTATTGTCTTTTATAGTTCAGAGATGACTATATCAAAAGCAATTGTTTTAAAACATAAAGGAATTGAGTTAGATCATAAGGTATTGAAAGCATTATTGAAGGATACCGAACCCAACACTCTTATTGACAACGTATAGATAATAGAGTATTATATAAGTACAATTGAAATTATTATGGCAAAAGGATTTACTGTTAAATCAGAAGTTGCAAAAGCAAAAGGAAAAGCAAAATCAGAAGAACCACAGTGGGATTATGATAAAGCAAAGAAGATGGTTGCAGGTAAGACGATTGTATTCTGTCTGCCAGGTCGAGGAGTATCATATACATTTTTAAAGAACTTTGTAACTCTATGTTTTGATCTTGTACATAACAAGGCAAGCATACAGATATCACAAGACTATAGTTCAATGGTGAACTTTGCAAGATGTAAGTGTCTTGGTGCAAATGTTCTTCGTGGTCCTGACCAGTTACCTTGGGATGGTAAGTTAAAGTATGATTATCAGTTATGGATTGACTCTGATATTGTTTTTAATGTTGAGAAGTTCTATCAACTTGTTTTAATGGACGAAAAGATTGCATCTGGTTGGTATTGTACCGAAGATGGAAAAACAACTTCAGTCGCTCACTGGTTAGATGAGGATGACTTCAAAGGTAACGGTGGAGTGATGAACCATGAAACCATCGACTCAATCACAAAGAGATCAAAACCTTTTACAGTTGACTATGCAGGTTTTGGATGGTTACTGATTAAACATGGAGTATTTGAAGACGAACAGATTAAGTATCCTTGGTTTGCACCGAAGATGCAGATATTTGAATCAGGTGCTGTTCAAGATATGTGCGGAGAAGATGTCTCATTTTGCCTAGATGCAAAGGAGGCAGGATACCGAATTATGTGTGACCCTCGTATTCGTGTAGGACATGAAAAAACAAGAGTTATATAGTATATCTCATCAAGGTAAGGTGCTCTTTGAGAATCTTACCGAAGAAGAGTATATGGATAAAATGCAGGACTTAGCAGATGAGTTCTTTGCAAAAGGATCACCGCATCCACTCGAATTAACAACTGACGTAAAACAAACTAATGGCAAAGACATTTAACACAGGCAATTCAATTCAAAGTCACCCGAAAAAAACTCGACAAGGAACTGGGAAACATTCAAAATATGCCTCTACATCCCGTAACTCGGCTCGTAAAAGACCAATCGGACAAGGTAAAAAATAATGTTCTGTCGCATTCGACTCAAAGACACAAACTATCAGGAGTACCACAACTATCGTATTCTTGATAGTTCTTCTTTTGGTCGGTGCTTAGACATCTATAAGCAATACGTAACTTATAAGAAGTTTGATGATATTGTACCAATCTTTATTGAAGAGTTTGAACTACCTCATTCTGATGTGATTGGTTATTATGATGGTAATGAGTTAGTCGCATTTACTCTTGCTTATCGTTTTAAAAGTGTAAATAGTGTATGGGCGGATCAATTCGCATGGGACTATAAGAATAAGAAACTGAGTTTAGGGCATATTGCAAACAAAAGTGAATGTGCATTATATAAGAGATTAGGTTATAATTACTATTATCTGGGTGAATCATCAGATTACAAAGCAAAATTAGACGGATACGAAATTTCAAACTTTTTTGATACATGGCAAAACTAATCGGAAACCTTCCAACCAAGAAGGTATGGGTAAGAAAAGAATATTTAACTGACTTCCAATCAGGTCATGGGGAGTTTATTGAGGGAATATGGGTATGTGCGAAGTCTATACAGGGACGAGCATTCTATTTTGAGACATATTTACCAGAATATGGTGCAATGTATGATAAATTACCGATATCTGCATTCTTATCATCACCAAAAACACCTGATCCAGACATGGATTTGGTGAATTTACAGTTTTGGAACTGTATGGACTATGATTTTACTGTAATTGTCAAGCAATTTGTTGCACCAATGGAGTGGGAACTGCGTACAAGGCACTATGGAAACCAAAAAGGACAGTATATTTGCACTTTAGACAACTATCATGGGGATTTTGATCAAATTGATGCGTCTACAAGTGAATTACCAGATGAACATAAGTCATTTAACCTTGTTGAATTGCGTAATGGACAGTTTGCACTCTATCCAAACAACAGATGTCGCATATATGACACCTCAATGACACCTGATCCTGTCAAAACACCTGACTTTAAGGTATCAACACGCATCTTTGAGGTAGAAAACGATGTTAAATGGGGTCGTTTAGGTGATTGTGACGATTATTTCTGGACAACACCCGATGAACGACAAGAAAAGTAGGTATATTTTACATTGGATAGGTCAACTATCTAAAATTAGACCAGAATTAGGTAACTTTGCAATTTGTCCTTATGCATCAAAGGCAAATTTTTCGATAATTGATGAAAAATTAAGTAAAATTGTACCAAAACCTGATTTTGATGTCGTAATATATGTTGTAGAAGGAAATATTAGCTCACAATTTCTATATGATGCGGTAGATGACTATAATCGCAACTATCCAGAGTATAAATTCATTGCGGATCATGGAAAAACGAAGACTTATATACAAGGAATACAAACAAGTAACGGATTATACAACTTAGTGTTATGTCAACCTCGAAAAGAACTTACTGAAGCAAGGAGAAAACTTGCAAAAACTGATTATTACGATTATTGGGACGAATCTTACCTTGAAGAGGTGTTAGAAGACGACTATTCTGTAGTAAAAAACGATATTGAACAAGATTTAGGATAAATAATAGCATTTACAAAAAAGTGACATAAATAAAACAGGAAAACTCTTGTTTAAATGGCAATAAATCGGATATCAAGGGCATTTAAGGACATAAGTTTGTCTTTTACACCCCATCCAGTCACAAAAGACCTTACAATTCTCAAAAATGAGAACGCAATTAAGAAGTCTGTACGTAATTTAGTGCAAACTATACCTACTGAAAGGTTTTTTAATTCAGTATTGGGTTCTGAAGTGCGTGATAGCCTATTTGACTTTGTAGATTTTGGTACTGCGTCTGTAATACAGAACCAAATTGAAATAACACTTGAAAACTTTGAACCTCGAATTGATAATGTAACTGTTGAGGTAGATCCAAGACCAGATTTAAATGAATTTGAGGTCACGGTGTTTTTTGATATTATTGGACAGGAAGTTCCTACACAAGAATTCACATTCATACTGGAAGCAACAAGATAATGCCTTTTACTAAGTTTACAAATCTAGATTTTGACCAAATTAAGACTTCAATTAAGGATTATATCCGTGCAAACTCTGATTTTACGGATTTTGACTTTGAAGGATCTAATTTTTCAGTTCTAATTGATACTTTAGCATATAATACTTACATAACTGCATTTAACTCAAACATGATTGTCAATGAGTCTTTCTTAGACTCTGCGACAGTGCGTGAAAATGTAGTTGCACTTGCAAGAAACATTGGATATGTACCTAGATCAAGAACTGCATCTCAAGCAACAATCTCTTTTGACGTAACAACTAGTGCAAATACTCCAACCCTCACTCTTCAGGCAGGTTTAGTATGTGTAGGATCATCTAATGATACTTCTTTTGTATTCTCAATACCAGAAACAATTACAACGACTACAACACAGACTACAGATGCAAACGGAAATATAGTAAGCAGCACAGGATCGTTTAATGATATAATAATTTACCAAGGAACCTACTTATCAAAAACCTTTACTGTAGATGGTTCACTTGATCAGAGATTCATACTTGAGAACTCATTTATTGATACATCAACTATTAAAGTATTTGTAAAAGGTTCATCTGATACTGGGTTAGGTAGAGAGTATCGTAAAGTAGATAATATATTAAACATAACTGATATTTCAGAGACATATTTAATACAAGAGACAACAGACGAAAGATATGAACTTCTTTTTGGTGATGGTGTCTTTGGTAAAAAATTAGAAAATGAAGCAACCATCAGTGTATCTTACATTGTCACAGATGGTGTAGAAGGTAACGGTCCTTCAGCATTTAACTATGCAGGTAGTGTCACCTCATCTTCAAATCAAATTGCTTTACCATCAACTACACCAATAGTTACAACTGTCTCATCGGCAGCTAATGGGGGCAGTATCGAGTCTATTGATTCAATTAAGTATTTTGCACCTAGACTGTATTCATCGCAATACAGAGCGGTTACAGCAAGGGATTATGAGGCAATAATACAACAAATATATCCAAATACCGAATCAGTCTCAGTTGTGGGTGGTGAGGAATTAGATCCACCTGAATTTGGAACTGTTTTCATCACAATCAAACCAAAGAATGGTGAGTTTGTATCTGATTTTGATAAGAATGCAATTCTATCAAACCTAAAGAGTTATTCATTAGCAGGTATTAATCAAAAACTACTTGATCTTAAATTATTATATGTTGAATTAGACTCTTTCGTTTATTATGATCAATCAAAGGTAACAACTGTATCTGAATTAAAGACTAATGTTATTAATGGTTTATTAACTTATGGTTCATCAACTGATCTTAACAAGTTTGGTGGTAGATTTAAGTATAGTAAAATTCTGAATGTAATTGATAATATTGATGAAGCAATAACTTCTAATATTACAAGAGTTAGAATTAGAAGAAACTTGAGAGCATTGACAAATCAATTTGCTCAGTATGAATTATGTTACGGTAATAGGTTTTACATCAACCCAGAAGGTAAGAATATAAAAAGCACTGGATTTACTATTCAGGGTCAAACTGATATGTTATATTTCACAGATATACCAAATCGTAACAGTGATGGTACATTGGATGGAAGTGGTAAAGGTGTAATAGCTATTGTAAAGGGTGATACGGAGTTATCTAGAGGACAATTAGTTGTTACCTCTGCTGGAATTGTTGATTATGTGCATGGAGAGGTCATTATATCAACGGTAAATATAACGTCAACTCAAAGGTCGAACAATATAATTGAAATTCAAGCATTTCCAGAATCAAATGATATCATTGGATTGAAAGATTTATATCTCAGTTTTGCTGTCGGAGATAGTGCCATAAATATGGTTAAAGACACTATTTCATCTGGTGAACAGATTTCTGGTGTTGGATATAAGGTTACATCAAGTTACGCTAATGGAGCACTGGTAAGAGGATAATATGATCACCACTGGGATTGATAAGAGAGTCAAAGTCCAACAGATAATTGAAAACCAAATACCTGAGTTTTTACTATCTGAAAGTCCAAAGGCAGTAGATTTTTTAAAACAATACTATATTTCACAGGAATATCAGGGAGGTCCGATTGACCTGACTGATAATCTTGATCAGTACATAAAATTAGATAATTTAACTCCTGAAGTAGTTGTAGGTGAAACAAAGTTAACTAGTGGCATTACAACCACAGCAACAACGGTAAATGTCAGTACTACAAAGGGATTTCCTAATGAATATGGTCTCTTTAAGATTGATGATGAAGTTATAACATATACAGGTATTACAACTAATAGTTTTACTGGTTGTATTCGTGGTTTTAGTGGAATTACAACTTATCATGCTGATAACAATCCTACAGAATTAGTATTCACAGACTCATCAGCAATAAATCATGAAGATGATGCAACTGTTATCAATTTAAGTGCATTATTTTTAAAGGAATTTTATAAAAAGACCAAAAAGCAACTTACACCTGGTTTAGAGAATGTTGATTTTGTCAATAACTTAGATGTAAGCAATTTTATTAAAAATTCTAAGTCTTTATACCAATCAAAAGGTACAGAAGAGTCATTTAGAATTTTATTCAATGTATTATATAATGAAACACCAACAATTGTTGATTTAGAGCAATTTTTAATCAAACCATCTTCTGCAGAGTACATAAGAAGAGAAATTATTCTTGCTGAAGCAATATCTGGCAATCCAATCAATTTAGTTGGTCAAACAATAATTAAATCAAATGATTCTGCAACTAGAGCATCTATATCAGAAGTAGAACCACTTACAAGAAAGGGAAAGGTATATTATAAAATCGCATTATTCGTTGGATTCAATGAAGTAGACCTTATTGAAGGAACATTTAACATTCCTGGCAAAACTAAATCTATTGGTAATGTTTCAGCTGGTTCCTCAGTTATAACAGTTGATTCAACAGTTGGATTTGGTCAAACAGGTACTTTAATATCTGGTATTAGCACAAATATCTTCTATAAAGATAAATCAGTTAATCAATTCTTGGGTTGTGAAAACATTGTTGATACAATATCATCTACTGAAGATGTTAGATCTGATGAATTTTATTTTGGTTATGAAAACGGAGATTTAAGTAAAAAAGTTGAGATAAGATTAACAGGTGTTCTGTCTAAATTTGTTCCTACATCAGATATTCGATTATTGACAGAGGGAGAAAAGATAAGTGTAAGAAATGTTGGAGAAAAAATACTAAACCCAATTGAAAATAAAACAAGAAAGCAAATATTTGCAAATTCATGGATTTATAACACTTCATCAAGATTTCAAATAGAAAGTATCTCTGGTGCTAATATTGTTTTATTCACAAGAGATATTGATAAGTCAAGTTTAAAAATTGGTGATAATGTAGAGGTTTTATTTAGAAACGAAGAAACAAAAATAGCAACAGGTACTGTAGGAAATATTGATAAACCCACAGGAACAATATCTATTGATAATTTAACAAATCAACCAGGTATAACTCTATTCCCAGATCCAAATAGAGAATATGACTTAAGAAGAGTTATAAATCGTGCATTTAGTGATACTGCTGATATTGAATTTGGTAATAACGTATTAACAACTGATGTAACCAATGTATATAATGAATCAAATGCTAATTTTTATGTTGCTTCAAATTCATTACCATCATATAAAATTACTGCATCATTACCAAAAGCAATATTACCAAATGCAATTGCTGGTAATGAATTACCACAATCAGGTTATGATCCAAATACTTTAAAGTATAATATTCTATCATTTCCAAGTCCAGTTCCATTTATAACTGGAGATGAAATATTCTATACTGCACAGGGAACTGTTTTACCTAATTTACCACAGTCTTCATATTTTGTTGAAGTATTAAGTAATCCAAACCAAATACGTCTTTATAGATCAAGATCATTCATACCCATAAGTGATTATGAGGAATTTGAAGCATTGCCATCAGGTTCAGGAACTCATACATTTTCACTTGTAGGAATTATAGAGCAACAAATAGCTCCACAAAAATTATTAAAGAAATTCTCTCTTAATCCAAATCTAACAAATTCTTCATCAGTTGTAACTACACCTGGTACAACTGGAATGCTAATAAATGGTGTTGAGGTTAGAAACTATAAATCTGAAGATAAAATATTCTTTGGACCTTTAGAACAAATTAAATTATTAAATGGTGGATCAAATTATGATGTATTAAAACCACCAACCATAGAGTTATCAAATTCTGGTGTTGGTAATACAAATGCCTTATTAAGACCAGTTATTACAGGTAATATAAAAGATGTACAGGTAGATCCACAAAATTTTGATATACAAAAAGTAGTATCAGTTACTATTGAAGGTGGAAATGGTTCAGGTGCTATTTTAGAACCAGTATTGACAGAGAGAAGAAGAGAAATATCATTTGATGCAAGATTACTTACAGAGTCTGGTGGTGTTGATAATATTGATGAAACTATTACATTCCTTGATAAACATAATATTGTTAGTGGACAACCTATTGTTTATGACAGAAACAACAATCCTCCATTAGGTGTTGGAACAGTAGGTAATGATAGTGGTACATCAGTAGTAGGATTAGGAACTACTACATTAGTAAATGCTGCTACTTATTTCCCATTAGTAGTAAATCCAACTACAATCAAATTATTCCAAACTGAAACCGATTATAATACTGGTATTAATACTGTCGGATTTACAACAACTAATAAAATTGGTGTTCATAAATTTAGACTTTTAAGTGATCAGAAAACTCTAAGAGATATAAGAGTTATAGATGGTGGAAGTGGATATCAAAATAGACAAGTTTTTGTTAAACCAACAGGTATTAATACAATAACAAATACAATTCATTTTGATGATCATGGATTTAATCATGGTGATAAGATTGTATATTCAACAGCAGTTGGAATAGGTTCTACATTACCAACAACAATATCAGGTCTAACAACATCTACAGGTATTACTACAACTTCTAATTTCTATCAAGTATTAAAAGTTAATAGTGATGCTTTTAGAATTGTTAATGCTGGTCTTGGTGGAACTATTAAATCAGAATTTAACAGAAAAGATTATTTAAAATTCTCTGATCAGGGAACAGGTTTCCAAGTTTTCAAATATCCTGATGTCAAGTTAAATTTAAAATATGAACTTGCTAATACAGATGTAGGAATTATTACAGCAACACCAGTTGTTAGAGGATCAATATCTGATGTTTTACTTTATGAAAAAGGAACTGGATATGGATCTGATATTCTTAATCTTGAAAAGTCAGTAACCGTTACTATAAAAACAGGAAAAGAAGCACAACTAAAACCAATCATTACTGATGGAAGAATATCATATGTAGAGATACAAACAAAAGGTCGTGAGTATGCATCTGCACCTGATCTTCAAGTTGTAGGTATTGGAACTGGATTAGGAGCAAAACTTAGAGCTGTAGTTACTGATGGAAAAATAACTGAAGTAATTATTTTAGATGGTGGACTACAATATCAACAAGATAAAATTGATATTAAAGTTGTACCACCAGGCACAGGTTGTAAACTAGAAGCAAGTACAAGAGGACTTGTGGTTAATACTTTTGCAAGATATAATAATGAAGCACTTATTGAAACTAATAATAAACTAGAATATTCAATAGTTGGATACTCTACTCAAATAGGAAATGATAGTTTTGGTGATACTGGTAACGGACACTCACCAATTATAGGATGGGCATATGATGGTAATCCAATATATGGACCATATGGTTATAGTGATCCTAATGATGATAACTCTGCAGTAAGAATTTTAAATAGTGGTTATGTATTAGATCCATCTAATATTACTAATAGACCAACTGGATTTAGTAATGGATTTTTTGTAGAAGATCATAAGTTTACAAACGCAGGTGATTTAGATGTACATAACGGTAGATATGGTAGAACACCAGAATATCCAAATGGAACATATGCATATTTCGTAGGTATCAGTACTAATTCATTACTTCCATCTTTCCCATATTTCATAGGAGAATCTTATAGATCAAACCCATCTACAGAGAACTTTAATATCAATCAGAATACTTTTGATTTTGATAATTCAAGTTTAATAAGAAATAGTTATCCTTATAAGGTATCTGATAAATTTGCTGATAATGATTTTATTATTGAATCAAATGAAATAACAACACAATCATCAATAGTTGAATCTACAACATCAGGTTCAGTTAACTCTATTGATATTATTAATGTTGGTGATAACTATGAGATAGGTGATGCTGCTATCTTTGACAATTCTAATACAAATGGTGGTGGACTAAGTGTATCAGTAAAGAGTTTACAAGGAAAGTCTGTTGAATCCGTTGTTACAACAGTCGATACATATGAAAATGTTGTTTTTGTTTGGAGAGATTCTGAACATGTATCTGCATATATTTCTACTGCTCCAAGTTTAAATGGTGGTGATAATGTAGTTGTATCTGGATTAAGCACTTCATTAATTAAAGGTTTAGCAGGATCTCATCAAATTGGAATTGATACTGCACAAACAGTTGTATACCAAGAGATTCCCAATTCTTCAACCACTGGTATTGTAACTGACATATATGTTTCTCATATACCAACTCATGTTTCTGTAGGTAGTAGTGTTGGTATTGGAACTGAAAAATTACTAGTTTTAAATACATTCAACGAAAATAATATAATAAGAGTAAGAAGAGGTGTATCATCTGGTGTTCATACAGTATCCTCTAAGGTAAGTTTAATACCAAGTTTCTTCAATATACCACTAAGATCTAATTTATTTGATTCTAGTATAAAGGAACAAGTATATTTCAATCCTCATGAATCAGTAGGTGTTGGTACAGTTGTTGGTTTAGGATCAACTGCAACCTCTACATTAGGTGATTTAGTAAATGTGGTTTCAACACCTACAAGAAGTATAAGATTACCAAATCATCCGTTTAAAACAAATCAAAGAGTTACATTAACAAAACCAAGTGTTGGTTATGCATTAACAGTATCTAAAGATGATGGAGTCACAACATTTAATATACCAGGATCAGGAAATACTCAAGACGTATTTGTAATAAGAAAATCAAAAGATTATATTGGAATAGTAACTCAAGTTGGATTAACAACAAGTTCAGACGGATTATCTTTTGTTGGTGATACAACAGTTGGTTCAAGTAGTTTTGAATATCTCTTTGAATCAAATCCAACACAAATAACAGGAAACTTACAACGTATAGATGCAGTAGTTTCAGTATCAACTGCCCATAACTTACTTGATGGTGATATAATTAATCTTAATTTAACACCTAATTCATCAGTAGGTATTGGAACATCATCATCTATTGATTTAAGATTTGATGAAACAACTCAATCAATATTGGTAAATCCAATTTCATGTCCATCAAGTGGAGTTACGACTGCAACAAATAACTTTAATATTGTTGAACACAATTTAGAAACTGGTGATAAAGTTAAATATTCTTCAACATCAGTATCAGAAGGTTTAGTAAACAACGAATCTTATTTTGTGTTTAAAGTTGATGATAATAATTTTAAATTAGGTGAGACACTTCTTGATGTAACTAGCAATCCATCTACTGCAATTGAATTAAGTTCAACAGGTGGTGTACATGAATTTTCACTAATAAATCCATCTATATCAGTTTTAAGAGAAAACAATTTAGTTTTCGGTGTAGGTCACTCATCACTTGCTGGTTATGACTTAAATATTTTCTATGATCAAGATTATAAAAATCAATTTGTTTCTGTTGGTAATACTACAAACTTACAAGTCATAGGAGTGGGTACAGTAGGAATTACTTCAACTGCAACTCTTACATTAAATTATTCAAACGATAATCCATCAATACTCTTTTATAATCTTAAAAAATCAGGTTTCATAAGCACATCTGATACGGACGTTCTAAACTATAATAGAATCAATTATATTGATAGTAAGTATAGTGGTCAGTATAGTATATTCGATGTTCCAACACCTGGAATATCATATACAAGTTTTAGTATTTCATTGAATGAAGTGCCTGAAAAATTATCATATGCCTCTACTGAAACTAGTGTTTTAAAATATACAACTAAATCATCCAGAGCTAAGGGAGCAATTGATAAAGTTGGTATTGATTTTGGTGGAGTCGGATATGATAGTTTACCTTCATTCGTAAGTATTGCATCAACTCAAGGAACAAACGCAACTTTATTACCAGACTCTAATACAATAAACAGAGTTGATGACGTAAGGATTCTAAATCCTGGTTTTGAATATTCTTCAGATCCAACATTAAAACCAGAGGCATTTGTTTCTCCAGTAATATCAATTATTAATTCTAATACAATTACCAACATAGAAGTAGTTGATGGTGGTAAAAATTATACAACAGTACCTGATTTAAAAATAGTAAATCCATTAACAGGTTCAGAAGATGTATCTGGTGCAATTATTGCTGGTAGATTGAATGGTAGTTCATTAACAACTGTTGATGTTGTTGTAGCACCTAAAGGTTTACAATCAGTTACTCATGATATATTTGCAGTCAATAATAGCAATGGTTCAACAGTAAGTAAGTTAGACTATAATTCTGCATCTGGAATAGCAACTTGTACTCTTGTAACACCAGTACTAGGATTTTCCACCGCACCTTTCTCTGTAAATGAGGAAATATTTGTTGAAGGTCTTCAAAAATTTGAAACTACTGGATCTGGATTCAACTCTGCTGATAATGGATTTAAATTCTTTAAAATATCTGGTGTTAATAATACAAACCCAGCTACAATTGAATTTGATTTATCACCATTCACAACAAATGCTGGTATTGCAAAAACAGTTCAAAACTCCTTCGGTGTTATTATTAGTAAAAATGATTATCCTGTATTTAAAGTAACACAGTCAATTTCTAAGTTTAGTGTTGGTGAAAAATTATTGGCATTCGTAGGAACAGAATATACACCAGTAGATCTTATCATATCAGAATCAACAAATGAGTTTATAAAAATAGAAGAAGAAATACCTGGTTCATTTAACCTAGTTACTGGTCAGTTAATTAAAGGATTTATTTCAGGTAATATCGCAACTATTAATACCATATCAAAAAATAGTGGTATTTTTGAAATAAATTATTCATTACGTCAAGATCAAGGATGGAATGATGACATCGGAAAATTAAATCAAGATTATCAAGTTACACCTGATAATGACTACTATCAAAACTTATCATATAGTGTAAAAAGTAGAATATCTTATGATGATTTAATTAATCCTGTAAATAGATTACTTCATACTACTGGTCTTAAAAACTTTGCTGATGTTGGTATTTCATCTGTAACAAATGCTGGTGTTACTACATCTAGTTTCACTGATGTTCTTGCACTAGACTTTATTGATGAAAAAAGAGTAGATACAATTAATAATTTTGATTTTGCTTTGGATATTGATACAGTTGAAGGTAAATCTAAATTCCTTAAACTAAAAAATACAAAATTATCACCATATATCGAATGTAGAACAAATAGAGTTTTAGAAATAGATGATATAAGTAGACTGTTTTCAAATACAGCTACTACATTATCAAAATTCCTTGATTTATCAATCAATACAAGATATGCGACTTTCTTAATTCAAACAAGAAATCCAAATAATAAAAATACTCAAATTTCTGATATTATCTTATATAAAGACGATCTTGATGTATTTACTGCTGAAAGATCTAAGATTCATACTACTTCATCAGAGTTGGGAGAAATCAAAGGAAACATTGATGCTTCAGGTAATATTAGTATAAACTTCACACCAGATGATCCTGATAATAACGACTACGATTTAAAAATACTTGAAACTTCATTCAATACAAATCTAACAGGTATTGGAACACAATCAATAGGTTTCATTAATCTATCTGGTATTAATACAACTGTATCAACAGCAACTACATCACTTATAATTTCAACAGATGTTAACAATACAGATGCTTTATTTGCGTCAATTGAAGTTAATAATGTAACTACAGATGAAACAAATTTTGTAGATTTATATTTAACACATGATGGAACAAACTCATTCATCTCTGAATTCTATGCTGATAGTATAGATGGTCCAACATCTAACTTTATTGGAACATTTATTTCAAGTATTTCATCTAATGTATTGTCATTAGAGTTTGAAAATGATCAGGCAAATGAAGTATTAGTAAGATCAAGAGTTATTGGAATAGGAACAACTGCTGCTGGAATAGGAACTTACAGATTTAAATTACCAGGTCAATTAGAAGGAACTGAAAAAACAAGTAGATTTGAATCTAATTTCTCAAATGTTTCTACATCATCAACCATTGCATCCTTTACAGAAAATGAGATATCTTCACTAAAAGGTTTTGTAAGAGTTTCTAGTGGATCTACAAGTTCACTTCATCAAGTTCTTGTTGCACATGATTCAACTGATTCACATATAACACAATATCCATTCTTATCAATTGGAAGTACATCAGGTATAGGTACATTCTCATCAACAATTGTCGGTAATGATTTAAATCTTAATTTCCATCCTGATCCACTCTTTAGTGGTGGAACTAATAGTGTTCAGGTACAAACATTTACAGAGGCATTTTACTCTGAAACTGATCTTCTTAACATACCACCAGATTTACAATATGGTACAGTTACTGAATCATTATCATTCGCACAATACGATGCTATTAATGGAACAAGATCGAATAAAACAAGTTTTGCTTTACAGAGTAATTCAAAACCAATATTCCAAAAACAATTCAATCCATCAGATGCAGCAACCTTAAATCCAGCTACTGGTTTATTTACAATCATAGATCACTTCTTTGAAACTGGAGAAAGATTAGTTTATAATCCTGGCTCAACATTTACTGGTATATCTTTATCAGGAATTGCAACTGCTGGAGGAACTCTAGGATCTGAAGTTTATGCTATTAGAGTAAACAAAGATACATTTAAAATATCAAAATCTCATCCTGACTCATTAGCAGGTATTGCTATTACATTCACTGGTGTAGGAACTGGTAATGCTCATGAATTTGAAATGTTTAAGAAGAATGAAAAAGCATTATTATCAATTGATGGTGTAATTCAATCTCCAATAGCATTTACTCCAATTACAACTGATTTAGAATTTAATATTACAAATTCTGCAACAACATTTAGTGTAACTGGATTATCATCAATTACATCAGGTGATATAATTAAAATTGATGATGAGTTTATGAAGATTAGCAGAGTTGGTCTAGGTACTACATCAGTTGGTCCTATTTCAGAAACAGGATCTGTTAGTTTAGTTGTTGTAGAAAGAGGTGCAATAGGATCTGCTGCAACAAGTCATTCATCAGGTGCAACAAGTAGATTATTCTCAGGTGGTTATAATATTGTTGATAGTACAATACACTTTACTGATGCTCCTAGAGGAACTAACACCACACAGAAAACACAGGCAAATCTTGATCCTTTAAAATCTACATTTAACGGAAGAGTATATTTAAGACAAGATTATAGTACTAATACAATATTTGACGATATATCTGATAGTTTCACAGGTATTGCTGCAACTCTTCCAGTTAAAGTTGGAGGTGCAAGCACATCAGGTATACAAACTGGAAGCACAATGCTTCTTCTAAATGGTATATTCCAAACACCATCAACATTCAACAACTTTGGAAACAATTACGAATTTGCTGAATCAGGTGGTGCAAGTAATGTAATATTCACTGGTATTACATCTTCAAATGGTACTAAGATTATAAGTGATGTTGATGTAAATCAAAATCAATTACCAAGAGGTGGTGTAATTGTATCACTTGGATCAACAGGTGGTTTAGGAGTTGCTCCACTTCTAGGTGCAAAAGTATCTGCGATCACAGGTGCAGGTTCTTCAATAATAGGTATTGTTGGAGTCCCAACAACAGGTCAAACATTTGGTATATCAACTGCTTCATTTAATAATTTAACTGGTCAGTTAGAAGTTACTACTTCAACTAATCATAACTTTAGAAACATCAATGAATTTGTAAGATTTGATGGACTCGTGTTTAATCCAGTTTTAGGTATTGAAACAAACAGATCATTTAGTGTAACTGGTATTTTATCTACAACAACATTTACAACGAATGTTGGTACAAGCACTGTTTCACATGCATATGTTGGGGCAGGTACAGTATTTGAATTCCAAGGAGATAATACATTTGGATCTGGTTATCGTCATCCAGTCTCTGTTGCTGTTACTGATAGGTCTGGTAGTGGTTCAGGTGCAGCAGTATCAGTAGTTGTTGGTGCAGGTGGATCATTAGCATTTACAATTGATAGTAATGGAACTGGTTATACCGATCCTGTTATTACTATACCAGAACCCTCATATAGCAATCTTCCAATAACTGGAGTATCAAGAAGAGGTATTGGAGCAACAACTGACACTGGAACTGGATCATCAGTTAGTGTTACAATCGGAGCTGCCAATACATCTGTTGGAATTGGATCTACATTATTTACTGTAAGTAATTTTGTATTAGAAAATAGTGGATATAACTTTAAAGTTGGTGATGTATTCAAACCAGTTGGTTTAGTTACAGCAAAAGGTTTAAGTAGTTTAGTAACTGAATTTGAATTAACTGTTACTGAAGTATTCAGAGATCAATATTCATCTTGGAACTTTGGACAGTTTGACTTTATTGATTCAATTAAAGATCTACAAGATGGTGTTAGAAAGAGATTCCCACTAATATTCAATGCTAATCTATTGAGTTTCGAGGTAGATGAAAATAATCCAGATTCATCACTTATTAATCTTGATGCTCTATTATTAATCTTTATTAACGGTGTCATACAAGATCCAGGTGATGCTTATACATTTGATGGTGGTACATCATTTGAATTCTCACAAGCACCTGATCCAGAAGATATAATTGATATTTTCTTCTATCAAGGAACATCGGGTGTTGATTCGGTAAGAGTTGCTGCTGGTTCATCAGTTTCACCAACAATTCAAACAGGGGATATTGTTCAGATATTTAAATTAAATAATGATAGTGGCATCACAACTACACAAAAACAAAGAACAATTTATACAATATCAGCATCTGATGAAGTTGAAACTAACCTATACACAGAACTAGGTGTAGATGAGAGAAACTTCAAACCATTTAATTGGACAAAACAAAAGGTAGATAAAAAAGTAAATGGTGAAATTGTATTTAAATCAAGAGATTCAATAGAAGCTCAAGTTTATCCAACAGCAAAAATAATTGATGATATAACAACAACTGATAATGAGATATTTGTTGATAATGCAAAATTCTTTAATTATGAAGAGGACTTCTCAAGTTTAGTTGTTGGTAGTGTTGGTGGATTAATTGTAGGATCTACTGATCCAGTTGCTGCTGCTTTCACTGCTGTTGTATCTGCTGCTGGAACTATATCATCACTTTCAATTACTAATGGTGGTAGTGGTTATGTTGGATCAACAACCTCAATTTCTATATCTGCACCTCATGCAATAGGAGTTGGAGTGGGAACAACTTCTTCTGCAACAGCAACAATCACAAATGGAGTAATTACTAGCACAACAATAACCAATCCTGGTTTTGGATATACATTTACTGCTGTGCCTCAAGTTTTAGCACCATTACCGAATGCTATAAAGGAAGATATAGATACAATAACGGCAGTTGAAGGATTTGATGGTGATATAATTGGTATTGCTGTTACTGATGGAATTGGTCATCCTCTTGCACTTAAATTTACATTAAATGTTGATTTAACTAATAATCCAAATTCAGTAGCAAGTGATTTGAAAGTTGGATATCCAGTTCATATATTTGAAACTCAAGTTGGACACGGTGTTACATCAGTCGTAAGTGATAATGCAACAATAGTATCTACTGGAACTACATGTGTTGACAACATTTACTTTGTGAACGCATATAATGCAGGAGTTGGCATTATTACATGTAATATAATGACAGGTGTAAATACAACAGGTGTTAACACTTCAGTTGGTGTTGGAACTGCGATTGGTGGATTCTCATGGGGTAGACTTTCTGGGTTTACAAGAGGTTTGAATCCAATTTCAATCGGTGTAACTGGTTTAACAATAGACTCTGGTTTAACGACTTACCCATCTATCCAGAGAAGAGATTTTGGTCTTAGGGACAATGGTTCATTAAGAAAGGATCTTGGGTAGTATAAATATAGAAAAAAGCTAATGATATGGCTGCCATTGTAACAGATCAATTTAGAATTCTAAATGCAAATAATTTTGTAGAGACTGTAGATAACTCTGCTAATTCATATTATGTTGTGGTTGGTCTTGCCAATCCAGCTCTTGCAGTGGGTTTTGGAAGAACCACTGATTGGAATACAAATACACCTAATCCAGTTGATAATATTAATTATCTAAATCATGCTGGAGATACTCAAATATTTGGTAAGAAAGTAACAAGTGCAAATGTAAGAAGGTTAATAACCAGAAGAAATTGGACACAGGGAACAAGATATGAAATGTATAGACATGATTATAGTGTCACAAGTCCATCTCCAGTAACTAATTCAACAAGACTATATGCAACCAATTACTATGTAATGAATAAAAACTTTGATGTATATGTTTGTATTGATAACGGATCATCAGGTATAAGCACAACAGGTAATGCATCCCAAGATGAACCATTATTTACCGATTTAGAACCATCAAGAGCAGGTGAAAGTGGTGATGGATATATTTGGAAGTATTTGTTTACAGTTCCACCAAGTGATATAATTAAATTTGACTCAACAGAATATATTTCTGTACCAGGTGATTGGCCTACTTCATCTGAAACACAAATACAATCTGTCCGTGAAAATGGTGACTCAACAATTAATAACAACCAAATTAAGAAAGTTTATATTGATAAACAAGGATTTGGATATTCTCAGAATATTATTGGTAGAGAGGTTGACATAATAGGTGATGGTTCAGGAGCAAAAGTTGTTGTAGACACTGATAGTAATGGTAAAATAATAAAAACAAACGTATCATCAGGTGGACAGGGTTATACTTATGGCATGGTTGACTTAGGACCATTAGGTAATTCTGGTGTTTCTGTAGGAAACCAAGCAAAATTAATTCCTATCATACCACCATCGAAAGGTCATGGATTTGATTTGTATAAAGAATTAGGTACTGATAAACTTTTAATTTATGCGAGATTTGATGATTCAACGAAAGATTTCCCTACTGATACAAAATTTGCTCAAATTAGTATTGTTAAAAATCCAACATCAATTGGATCAACGACAATATATACTGCCAATGATTTTTCATCTGTAAATGCAGTTAAGGTTATTTCTCCAACAGGAACTCCTACAATTGGTGAAAGAATACAACAAACTGTGACTGGTGGAACAGCAGAGGGTTACATAGTATCATATGATACTGATACAAATGTAATTAAATATTATCAAGACAGATCCTTATACTTTAATCAAACAACTTCTGATCAAACAGATTTTGTAGGAGTAACAACTGAGGCAAAAGTATTACAATTTGAATCATCAGCTGAGAGTATAATCGCACCGACAAGTGGATTTACAGCAACTGTAGATCAAAACTTTACAGGTATCAGTACAAATCCTACTGGTAATAAAGTTATTTCGTTAGGAGTAAACTTTACAAATGGTCTTGCTTCACCTGAGATAAATAAAAAGTCGGGTGAAATAATTTATTTGGATAATAGACCATTAATCACTAGAAACTCTAGACAAAAGGAAGACATTAAAATCATCTTGGAATTTTAAAAAATGCCACAAAAAACGAATTTAAATATAAGTCCTTATTACGATGATTTTAATAAGGAAGATAAATTTTACAAAGTCCTATTTAAACCAGGATTCCCTGTTCAAGCAAGAGAACTAACAACTCTTCAATCTTCATTACAAAATCAGATTGAATCATTTGGAAGTCACATCTTTAAAGATGGGTCTATGGTCATACCTGGTAATATAGTTTTTGACCAACAATATTACTCTGTTAGAATTAACAATACTCATTTAGGTATTCCAGTATCATTATATCTGGAGCAGTTGAAAGGATTAAGATTAAGGGGAGAGCAGTCAGGTATAATCTTTAACATTGATAGTTTTGAATTCGTTGGACTTGAAAATGATGTAACTGATTTAACAATATATGTAAAATATCTACAATCAGGTTCTGATAATACCATATCCAGTTTGACTGATGGTGAACAAATCATAACCGAATCATCATTTGTTTATGGCAATACTGCAGTAAATGAGGGAGAAACTATATTAACACTTGTGGATTCAAATGCATCTGCGACTGGATCTGCTGTTGGAATATCATCTGGTACATATTTCATAAGAGGATCATTTGTTGATGTATCAACTGATAAAATTGTATTAGATCCATATTCAAATCTACCATCATATAGAGTTGGTCTTAATATTGATGAGCAACTAGTAACTGCAAAAGAAGAAGATTCATTATATGATAATGCAAGAGGATTCTCTAATTTTGCTGCACCAGGTGCAGATAGATTAAAAATCACAACAACATTAGCTAAAAAGAGTCTTACTGATTTTAATGATACCAATTTCATTGAATTATTGCGTGTTGATGATGGTGAGATTAAGAAAATAATTACAAAGTCACAATATTCTCTTATTAGAGATTATTTTGCGGAAAGAACATTTGATGAATCAGGACATTACTCTGTACAAAAATTTGATGTACAGGTTAAAAATTCTTTAAATGATGGAGTATCAAATGAAGGTATATTCAGGTCTAATGAAATAACAGATCAGCAGAATACACCAACAGATGATTTAATGTGTGTAAAAATATCTGCTGGTAAGGCATATGTAAAGGGATATGATATTGAACTAACTGGTGCAAACATCATTGATGTTGATAAACCAAGAGATAAGCAAACTGTTGATGCATCATTAGTTCCATATCAAATGGGAACTATATTAAGAGTTAATAATGTATTTGGTGCACCAGCTCCTAATATTAAAGATGATTCAAAATTTGTTGAATTATATAATCAAAGAACAGGTTCAAATAGTGCTGGTACTGGTGAATTAATAGGACAAGCAAGAGTATACTCATTTAATGTAAGAAATGCTGCCTATAAAGATGACTCAAGTGAATGGGAATTGCATTTATTTGATATACAAACATTTACAAGACTTGTATTAAATAGTGCTGTTAGTAACACTGAATTACCAGATGCCTCATATGTAAGAGGTTTAAGTAGTGGTGCTACTGGATTTGCAATATCTGCTGGTGGTGCTAGTACTGTAGTTAAATTAACACAAGTTACTGGTTCATTTATTGCTGGTGAAGGAATTATAATCAATGAAGATCCAGAATTATCACGTTCTATACAAACGGTTCGTATATTTGGTGTTGAAGATATTAAATCAGTTTATCAAGATGCATCTACCTTAAGTGGATATGCTGCTGATTTTGTTGCTGATACTGTTTTAAATCGTAAAATTCCAACAGGATTTAATGTATCAGATACTTTAAACATAAATGCAGCAGGTATTGCAACATGTGCTGGAAAGAGTTTTGCAGGTATTAAAACAGATACTATTGTTAGGTATACATTACCAGGTGAGACATCCGAAAGATTTAACAGAATAACAAGTGTATCATCAGATGGAATTACATTAACATTAGCAGCAGTGCAAAGTGTAACTGGTATATGTAATGGTGCATTGCCCTCTGGTGCCTCTGTAACACCTACATTTGCATTTGGAGTACCAAATATCAATCTTAATGAAAACAAAGGATTGTATGCTCGTATAGGTAATGATAATATATCAGATATTAATTTATCAACTGCTAATCTTGTTGTAGGAACCGATATTACTGGTGAGTCTACAGATGGAAGTGGTGTTCTTACATTCGATTTAGCATCGAGTGGTATTGGAAGTGCATTCTATGAAGCATTTGACGAAGAAAGATATTCAATACATTATTCCGATGGAGCAATTGAAAGTTTAACAAATGATCAAGTTGTACTTGATACTGCTAGTCAATCTGTAACTATCAATGGATTAAGAACATCACAATCAAATGTTGTTGTTAGCACAACTCTTAAAAAACAAGCACTAAAGAGTAAACAGAAGAATTATCTCAGAAGTCAAAAAATAGAAATTCTAAAAACTGCTGTTGGAATTAATACAACTGCAAGTGGAATGGAACGAAGCACTGCTTATGGTTTAAGAGTTGAAGATAAAGAGATTTCATTTAACATTCCAGATGTTGCAAATGTTGTTGGAGTTTTTGAATCTATAGATACAAACTCACCAATTCTTGATAAACTTACATTCCCAGATGGTTTAAGTTTAAATACAACATCTATAATTGGTGAAAAGGTTTCTGGTAGAACAAGTGGTGCTGTGGCACAAATTACAGCCCAAATATCAGCAAATCAAATAGAAGTTGCATATTTGACACCTACCAAATTTACAATAGGTGAAACAACTGATTTTGAAGAATCAAATATCTTAACATCATTACAAGATATAACAGTTGGTAGTTTCTTGAATATCACAAATAGATATGAACTTGATAAAGGTCAGAGAGAACAATTCTATGATTATTCGAGATTGGTTAGAAAACAAAACTTCCCACCTGCTACAAGAAAATTATTAGTAGTATATAATTCATATACTGTACCATCAAATGATGTTGGTGATTTTTATACAGTTGCATCTTATCCAGAAGAGAGATTTAGTTCAGACATTCCTACTTTAGAAGGTGGTTTAAGAGCTACTGATACTATTGACTTTAGACCAAGAGTAACAACATATTCTGGTAATGAGTCACCATTTGCATTCCAAAATAGATTATTTGGAGGAACAGGCAATGTTAATCCAGAGTTTATTGTAAAACCAAATGAGAGTTCTATTGTTGGATATAATTTCTATCTTCCAAGAACTGATAAGTTAGTATTAGATATTCTTGGAAATGTAGCTGTTATAAAAGGAACATCTAACTTAAATCCAGTAGCACCTCCAATAATTGAAAATGCAATGGAGATTGCAACAATTGAATTACCTGCTTATTTGTACGATCCAGATGATGCGATAGTAAAAGTAGTTGATAATGTAAGATATACCATGAGGGATATCGGTCTTCTTGAAGGTAGAATTGAAACTTTAGAGGAAATAACATCATTAAGTTTATTAGAACTCGATACAAAAACATTACAAGTACAAGATGTAGATGGATTATCTAGATTTAAAACAGGTTTCTTTGTTGATGATTTTAAAGATACAAATTTACTTGATCTAAGTGACCCCGATAACAAATGTGCAATAGATGTTGCAAATAAAGAATTAAATGTTCCACTTGATTTCTGGTCAATTAAACCAGAAGTGGCACTTAATTTATCAACAAATGTTGATACTGCAGATTTCTCAGAAGATTTAGAACTATTAGATCCAAATGTTAGAAAAACTGGTGATCTTATAACTTTAGATTATACTGAAGTTGATTTCTTAGAGCAACCTTTAGCATCTAGAGTTGAAAATGTTAACCCATTTAATATGGTTGACTTCACAGGTACTATTGATTTAACACCTCGTACCGATAGTTGGGTAAGAAATGTCCAAGTAGATGGTGGTGAAAGAAGAATTACAGGTGGATTTAATGGTTCATTTATTGACACTATAAAGACAAGTAGTGTTCCAGATACACATATCAGATCAAGGAACGTTGTTTTCCACACATCTGGTTTAAGACCTGTTGCTAGATTCTACCCATTCTTCGACAGCACAAGTGGAATTGATATTGTGCCTAAGTTAATTGAAATTAACATGATCAACGGTATCTTTGAAAAGGGAGAAACAGTTGATATATTTGATTCAACTGGAATAAATGTATGTACTTTACGATTAGCACAATCAGATCATAAGAAAGGTAGTGCATTATCACCATCTGAAACATTCAATGCTAACCCATATAACACAGCAGTTTCTTTAGGTAGTAGTTATTCTGCATCATCTTCAGTATTAAATGTGGATATTAATTCACTGGGAGATGAAGCACAAGGCACATTCTTTGGTTTTATTCCACTCGGATCAGGTATTACTGTTTTAGGAAGATCTAGTGGTGCACAAGCAGAAATTGCAGATGTAAGATTAGTTGCAGATACATTCGGTGATTTATCTGGTTCATTCTTCTTCCGTGATCCACTTGCTTCTCCACCACCTCCATTAAGATTTAGAACTGGAACAAGTACATTTAAATTGACATCTAGTTCTACAAATGCTGATAGTGCACCTGGTAGTTTACTCATAAGTAGTGGTCAAACAACATATCGTGCAACAGGAATAGTAGATTCTTATACTAACACGTTGGTGATCGTGAGAAGACCACCACCACCTCCACAGATTGACGATCCTCTATCACAATCATTTACTGTAGATGAAAGTGGTGCATTTATTACCTCTGTTGATTTGTTCTTTGCAAATAAAGATCCAAATGAAAAAATAACAGTTGAAATAAGAGAGATGGAGTTAGGAACTCCTACTGTACAAGTAGTGCAGGATTATGCTCGTGTTGTTGTCAACCCTGATGATATTAATATATCAAGCAATGCAGAAGTAGCAACTAACGTTAAATTCCCATCTCCTGTATACTTAGAACCAAATACTGAATATGCTTTAGTACTTCTTGCTCCTACAACTAATAATTATGAAGCATGGATTGCTCAAATGGGTGAGAGAACAGTAAACACACAAAGTTTACCAGATGCTGAATCTGTTATTGTTACTCGTCAGTATATCGGTGGTAGTTTATTCAAATCTCAGAACGGATCAATATGGACTGCTAGCCAATTTGAAGATCTTAAATTTAAATTATATAAGGCAAAGTTTTCAACAACACCTGGAACTGCATACTTCTATAATCCTAAAATGGAGAAAGGATCTGCTATTATTGAAAGATTAACTCCTAATGCGATTAAAACTTTACCAAGAAAATTAAAAGTTGGTATCGTAACTACAACTCATGCATCCTCAGTTGCTAATTTAGCAATAGGAAAGCAGGTAAGTGATTCAACATCAGCAACTGCGATACAAGGATTCATTGAAAGAGTTGGTGGTCCAATACAAACACTTGCAGTTACATCAGGTGGTGTTGGATTTGATGCAAGTCAAACATACAATGGTGTTCCTCTATTTGCAATAACAGGTAATGGTTCTGGTGCTACTGCAACGGTTGCAACTAATAGTTCAGGACAAGTTTCATCTGTTTCAATTACAAGTAATGTAGGTGGTAACGGTTATGCAGTTGGTGATGTTGTAGGTATAACAACAAATGGTGTTACCAAAGGATCTGATGCACTCATAACAGTATCAGCAACAAATGGAACAGGCACATTATTCTTGAACAATGTTCAGGGTGAAGAATTTACTTCAGGTCAACCAATCGTAGTTTATGAAGGTTCAACTGCAACATCCTATGCTAGTACAACTATTACTTCATCAGCAACATATGATGATAAGTTCACTGGTAATGTAATTGAAGTTGATCATTACAATCATGGTATGACAGCAAGCACTAACTTGGTTACAATTTCAGATGTTGTAGCTGATACAAATCCAATTGTTGTAACAGATGCGATTGATGTTGATGATTTAGTAATTTCAGTTGCAAGCACAACTCCATTTGCATCCTTCAATGGAATATCAACAAGCAGAGGATTTGTAAAAATTAACAGTGAAATCATTTATTATGATAGCATCGGAGTTAATCAACTAGGTATCGGCACCAGAGGTGTAGATGGAACAGTTGTAAGAACTCATGATACCAATAGTGTTGCATTTAAATATGAATTGAATGGATTTGATTTAACCAAAATCAATGCTAATCATAATATGCCAACTACTACAGCATTAGTAAATGCTAATGATATTGATAGGTATTACCTTGAAATTAATCGTGGTGGACAAGCAAGTGGTGACAGTCAGGTTAGTTTTACAGCAGAGCAAAATGTTGGAGGAAACAATATCTTTGCATCTCAAAACTATCAGTTCAATCAAATTTTACCTCAATTCAATGTATTCACTCCAAGTGATAGCACAACTCTAGAAGCACAAATCCGCACAGTATCGGGTACAAGTGCTGGAGGTGGTGAAGCACCTTTCATAGATCAAGGTTATGAAAATGTTACTTTGAATCAACCAAATAGACTTAATACACCTAGATTGGTATGTTCAAGAATAAATGAAACAACTAGATTAACAGATTTACCTTTAAATAGATCTTTCACAATCGGTGTTCTATTCCAATCATCAGATGAAAACTTATCTCCGATATTGGATACAATGAACGGTACGATAATTTATCAAAGATCTAGATTGAATTCTCCTATTCAGGATATTACTAAAGATGGTAGATCTGAAAGAACATCTGGTGATCCTCATGCAGGAGTTTACATCAGTCAAAGAGTTGATCTTAAGAATCCAGCAACTTCATTGAAGGTAATTGTTGGTGCTTATCGTGATGCATCTGCTGACTTCCGTGTATTATATCAATTATTCAGATCAGATGGTGCTGATGTTGAACTTGCATATGAATTAATGCCTGGTTTTGATAATATGAATGATACAGATGGTGATGGTTTCGGAGATCAAGTGATTGATGTATCGAAAAATACTGGTAGACCAGATGCTTTTGTTCCTGCAAGTGCAGAGGGTGTGTTTAGAGATTATCAGTTTACTGCTGATAACTTAGATGAATTCACTGGGTTTAAGATTAAAATAGTCTTTAGTGGAACAAATGAAGCATTTGCTCCTAAACTAAAAGATCTTAGAGTTCTAGCATTGGCATGATACCAGTAGAGGGTCACAAAAACTTATACAGAGATGAAAAATCTGGGGCTATCATTAATTGTGATAGTCTTGGATACTCTCAGTATAAACAACGAAGAAATCAAAAAAAGATTGAGAGAGATGAAATAGATAGTATGAAAAGAGATATTGAAGAAATAAAGAATTTGCTAAAACAAATAGCATCAAAATAGACGGGTTACTTTAAATATAAATATACTTTAGATCGTGATATTGTTTTTACATGTCAGTTTACGTTAGTAATCTTACAGTTAATACTGGAACTACTTTTTCCCAAGTTTTTACTTTGGAAAGTGCTGCAACAAATTCTGCTACAGATTTAACTGGATTTACAGCAGCTGCACAGATGCGAAAACATCCTGGTAGTAGCAGTGCTACTGATTTTTCAACACAAATCATTAATGCCACTAGTGGTATTATAAGAGTTGGTCTTACAACAAATCAAACTGGCAATTTAAAACCAGGTAGATTTGTATATGATGTCTTAATTACTGACACTTCAGGTGAGGTAACGAGGGTTTTGGAAGGTGCTGTTTTAGTTAGAGAAGGAGTTACGAAGTAATGGCAGATATCAAAGTAAGGGTTGGTCAGAAAAATGCTATTAAGGTTACATCCTCATTAGCAGGTAACGCAGCAGGAAGTATTGGTGAATTAAGTGATGTGAACGCCAGTAATCCACAGAATGGTATGGTTTTAGTGTACAACAGCACCACACAGCAATGGACTGGAACTTTAGAGTTAACTCCAGGTGCAACTCAAAATTT